TTATCATGCACATAAGCGGGAACTTGGTGGATCACAACCCGTCAAATCAATGGATATTTGGATGGAAACTGTCGCTGATGTAATAGTCGGTGATGCAGACCCAAAAGTCATCCAGAAGGAAGCCTAAATCGATTATTGGTTGAGTTAGCGATAAGCACTCAAATACCAATGAGCGAATGGGTTGAAGCAGAGGACATTTTAACAGCGATCGAGATATTGGAGCGAAGGAATGGCAAATGAAACAATCGCCTACAACAAATCCGATCTGCGTGATATTTACAAGGCTTTCAAACTTATGGACGATCAAGCAACAGAGGAAGCAAGAACTCAATCTGCTGCTTTGGCGTATTTTGCATCAGAGGAAATTAAGTCAGCAGCTAGAGGCAGAGAAAAATCGGGCAAAGTTGCGCAAAGAGTTGCGGACGGAGTTAGCATCTCAAAGTCAAGCAAAATTGGTGAATTCCGTTATGGATTCGCAAGACAAAAGTTTTCAGGTGGTGCTACTACGCAAACCCTATGGGGTGGCGTTGAGTTTGGTTCAAATAAATTCAAACAGTTTCCTAGTTATTCGGGACGGCAAGGTCGTGGATCTCGAGGATGGTTCATTTATCCAACCCTTCGCAGAATTCAGCCTGAATTGATTAACAAATGGGAAGCAAGTTTTAATCGCATCATTAAGGAATGGGTCTAATGGCAACCGGTAATCGCACCTTAAAGTTATCAATACTTGCCGATGTTGATGACTTAAAAAAGAAATTAGGCGAAGCTGATAAAGCCGTTGAAACCAATGCCAGCAAGATTGCTGAGTTTGGAAAAAAGGCTGCTGCTGCTTTTGCGGTTGCTGCTGCAGCTGCTGCTGCCTATGGGGTCAAATTAGCCGTTGATGGGGTCAAATCAGCCATCGAGGATGAACAGGCACAGTTAAGGTTGGCTGCTGCCCTAAAGAGTGCCACAGGGGCTACAAATGCCCAAATAAAGGCAACTGAGGATTACATAACACAAACACAATTAGCCACAGGTATAACCGACAATGAATTGAGAGCATCATTCCAGAGATTGTCTGTTTCAACTAAGGACGTAACCCAATCTCAAAAACTGCTTACCCTTGCAATTGATGTATCAAAAGGAACTGGCAAAGAACTTGGCACAGTTGTTGAAGCATTATCAAAAGCTTATGAAGGACAAGATACAAGACTTGCTAGATTAGGAATTGGTTTGAGCCAAGCCGATTTGAAGGCAATGGACTTTACCGAAACTACAAAGGCATTAACCAATCTTTATGGTGGCGCAGCAGCTGCAAACGCTGAAACATTTCAAGGCAGAATTGATCGATTAAAACAAGCCTTTGCCGAAGCGCAAGAGGAAATTGGTTATCGGTTACTTCCATTTGTTGAAAAATTTGTTGATCTTATTGTTAATCAGGTAGTCCCTAGATTGCAAGAGTTTGCTGCATACTTTGATCCAATTAAGCAAGCCATTAAAGACAACCAAGAAGCATTTGATGCATTTGGTCGATTCATAACTGATGTCATCATTCCTGTTTTAGTTACTGGCTTAGGGGCAGCCTTAAAGACTATTGGAGTTATTGCAGGTGGAATCGTTGATATTATTGGTAAAGTTATATCTGCAATTCAAACAGCTGTTGATAACGCTATTTCAGGAATTAATAGATTGATTAGTGCTTACAATGCCATTCCTGTTTTGCCAAACATTAGCCAAGTAGGTGCAAGTTCAGGAGTATCAACTGCTGCGTCATCAGGTGCAACCGCTGCTGCTCAAACTGCCACAGCTGCTCAATTGGCATCAGGTGCTGCAAGGGCTGGCACAACAGTAAACAACATAACAGTTCAAGCCGTAGATTCCGAGGGTGCTGCTAGAGCCGTTGCTAAGGTCATTAATCAGAGTTCATCAAGATCAGTTCCACAGCTCTATAACAGCGGCATCACTAGAGCGAGATAATGTCAGTCTTTACGCCTGAATATAAGTTAAGCATCAATGGTGTGGAATACACCGATGTTGCCATTTCTGATATAGCCCATCAAGCAGGGCGTGAGGATATTTACGCACAGCCAACGCCATCTTATATTCAAATTGCATTAGTGGCTTTGAATAATGAAAACTACAATTTCCAAGTCAATGACGGAATAGCATTACAGGTCAAAGATAGCACAAATGTTTTTAGGACTTTATTTGGTGGCAACATTACAGACATCACCACCGAGGTTGCAACAGCAAGCAGTATTGCTGAAACCTTTACTTACACAATCCTTGCATTAGGTTCATTGGCTAAATTGCCTAAAGTAATTTATGAAGGGACATTGGCTCGAGATAATGACGGCGATCAGATTTATGAATTGCTTTCAGATTTATTCTTAAACAATTGGAATGAAGTGCCAGCAGCTGAAACATGGTCAGGCTATGATCCAACTACTACTTGGGCAAATGCTGAAAATTTAGGACTTGGGGAAATTGATCGTCCGGGGCAATTTGATATTAGGGCAAGATCAGCAGAGCCAGATACGGTCTATAACATTGCAAGCCTTATTGCTCAAAGTGCATTTGGAGTTTTGTATGAGGACAATCAAGGACGGATTGGTTATGCGGATGCTATTCACCGGCAGAATTATCTCGCAAATAATGGTTACACAGACATTTCAGCCAACACAGCCTTTGGAGCAGGATTAAAGGTTTTGACTAGAGGTGCAGATGTTCGCAATGATATTGTGGTCAGATTTGGTTCAGGCTTTGGGTCAGAGCGAACTGCGATAGATTCCACAAGTATTGCTTTGTTTGGTTATAGAGGCGAATCATTAAATACAGTTTTGCATGATGGTAATGATGCTCAAGCTGTGGCTGATCGGTTTATATCCCTTAGATCCTATCCAAGAGCCTTATTTGACAGCATTACATTTCCATTGACTAACTCAGCAATTGATGATGCAGACCGAGATGCTTTGCTTGGCATTTTTGTGGGTCAGCCGATGCGAATAACCGACTTGCCTGTTCAAATAGCCCCAACTCAACAATTTGAGGGTTATGTTGAAGGTTGGCGTTGGAGCACTAGGTTCAACGAATTATTTTTGACCATAAATCTAAGTCCGATTGAGTTCTCTCAAGTAGCACTTGAATGGGAACAAGTATCAGCCTCAGAGGCATGGAACACTCTAAGTGGTACACTAACATGGGAAAACGCGATTGGAGCAGTAGCCTAATATGGCAAACACAACAAATTATAATTGGGAAACACCGGATGACACCGATCTGGTTAAGGATGGCGCAGCTGCTATTCGCACGCTCGGTTCATCTATTGATACAACAACAAAAGCGTTAAATCCATCTACAACGCTTGGTGATATTGAATATCGATCAGCGACAGCAAACACAAACACAAGATTACCAATTGGAACAACCGGTCAAATTTTATCCGTTGTTGCGGGAGTGCCATCATGGGTTGCAAATGATGTTGGTGATATAACTGAAGTTGCTGCTGGAACTGGAATTACTGGTGGTGGAACATCTGGCTCAGTCACAATTACTAACTCAATGGCAACTGCGATCGATGCCAAAGGTGATTTAATTGTTGGAACTGGCGCAGATACATTTGCACGCCTTGCAGTAGGCACAAATGGGCAAGTTTTGACAGCTGACAGTTCAGAGGCAACAGGATTAAAATTTGCCACACCATCTGCCGGTGGCGGTGGAAAAGTGTTGCAAGTTGTGCAAGGAACATTAACTGGTTATGCAAACACTAGTTCAACAAGTTATGCAACAACTGGATTAACTCAATCTATTACCCCTTCATCTGCAACTTCAAAAGTTTTAGTCATGGTAAATTTAAGCAGCGCAGTTAAAAATTCTGGCAATGCTGCAACTGCTTTACAAGTTAAATTACTCAGAGGGGCAACTGAAATTAGTTTTGCTGGTGATAACATAGGTCATACAGCAGTTAATGATAAAAACAATTTTGGAAGTGTTGCATTTAGTTATTTAGACAGCCCATCCACTACATCTGCAACTACTTATGTCGTGCATTTTGCAAGTAAAACATCAGGGCAAGAAGTCGGCATCAATGATTACACAGCAAGCAATACAGCCGTCAGTACAATCGTATTACTAGAAATAGGTGCATAATGGCTAGACCAAACGAAGTGGCAAATATGTTGGCAAATGGTGCTGAATATGTAATGCGTGGCGAAAATTATTCAGACATTGATTGGCTTAGTAATAAACCAGCATTTACAAAAGCGCAATTTGAAAATGGTTTTGCAAAATATGATGCGTGGAAATCTGAGCAGGATGCCGCTAAAGCACAGGCTAAAGCAGCATTGTTTGATCGTTTAGGCATAACTGAGGATGAAGCAAAACTCCTTCTCAGCTAATGAAGCCATTTCTATCTAAAGCTGCTGTTCAATTACGAGAACAAGTTGATGATTGCTTCCCAGAGCGTTTGCGTAAATCTGATGGGTGGATTGGTGATGCTAGACATAGCACACGAAAAAGCGATCACAACCCAGATGCAACAGGATGCGTGCGAGCAATTGATATTGACGCTCGGCTTTCTGACGACAAAGGGCTTTCCGCATATTTGGCAGATCAAATTCGATTATTCGGGAAATCCAATGGTCGCATCAGTTATGTAATACATCAAAGCCGTATTGCATCCCCATTACTTGGATGGCGTTGGAGATCGTATAAAGGCAATCCTCATACGCACCACATACATGTAAGTTTCAAAAAAGATCAAGATAACAATTCAGAGTTTTTTAACATCCCACTACTAGGAGGCAACGCATGAAACTATCAAACAAACACAAGGCTGCAATTAAGTCATATTTAAGAGCTGTGGCTGCTTCCGGTATAACTGTGCTGTTGGCAATTGTTGCTGACATCCGACCAGAATTTGCAATCCTTGCTGGAGCATTGGTTGCACCATTGGCAAAAGCATTAGATCCAAAATCAGGGAGCGAAGTTGATTATGGAATCAATGCAAAATGACCGCAAACGAAATCATTGGTATAGCCGTTGGCGTATGCGCCATATCTACAAGTTTGTTAGTGGGTCTGCGCTGGGTTATTAAGTCTTACTTGGCTGAGTTGAAACCAAATGGAGGCTCATCAATTAAAGATCAGATTAATCGACTTGAACAGCGTGTCGATGATCTATTTGTTTTAATGTCTAAGCGATAATTTTAATTATGGCGAACACTCGAAAACCTATCAA